TTTACAGGCGATTGCAGAAAGATACTGCCTTGATAATCAGAAGATGGACTTGATGAAGGAACAACTTAAAGCAGGTGTATCTGTAGATGACATAGATGGTGATGATTTAGAAGAGTATTGTTTAGCTGATGTTAAAGCTACACAAGAACTATCTGAACTTCTAATAAAGAAGCTATACACTACGGAGTATTCTTCTCTTAATCCCATTGTTAATTTAACTAATGAGTTATGCAAACTTTTAGCAAAGATATATTCAAGAGGGTTTTCTATAGATAAACAAGCACTGATGTCTGTTAAAGAGGAATTTAAAAAAGAGCAAGCAGATATAGTTAATGCATTGAATGTTGAAGTGATAGAGTTAATGGGGGATACGCCTATAAATTTATCCTCACCAGAACAACTAAGCACTCTGATCTACAGTAGAAAGCCTATAGAAAAAAATGATTGGGCTACAAACTTTGCACCGTACATGAACAAGAAAGACTATAAGGAACAGGTAGTAAAGAAAAGTAGTATTGTATATAAAACAAAAGCTATACAGTGTTCCGATTGTTTTGGTAGAGGCTTTAACATCGCAAGAAAAAAAGATGGTACGATAGGAAAGGCAAAACGATTATGTAAGGTATGTGACTCTAAAGGTATTCTTTATCTACCTCAACAACGGATTGCAGGGTTAAAGTTTTCTGCTCCCTCTGCCAGTTGGGTATCTAATCATGGTTTTAGTACAAGTAAGATAAACATAGAGATGTTAGAAGCAGTAGCTAAACGCAAAAAAATGACAAAAGCGCAAAACTTTTTACATAAGGTAAGAAGGTTATCTGCATTAGATACATATCTATCTTCTTTCGTTGATGGAATAGAAACTTATATGAAAACTGATGGTAAACTACACGTAAGATTAGTACAGCATAGAACGTCTACAGGTAGACTTGCGTCAGACTCACCTAATTTACAGAATATGCCAAGGGGAAATACTTTTCCTATCAAGCGTGTATTTAAATCTCGTTGGGAAGGTGGTAAGATAATAGAGGCAGATTTTGCACAGTTAGAATTTAGAACAGCAGCATTTTTGGGTGAAGATGAGTTAGCCAAGTCAGAGATCAACACTGGTTTTGATGTACATAGTTATACTGCAAAAGTAATTTCAGATGCAGGACAAAAGACTTCGAGACAAGAAGCTAAAGAGCATACCTTCGCTCCTTTGTTTGGGGCTACAGGGTATGGAAAATCTACAGCAGAAGAAACATACTATAAACAGTTTATACATAAGTATGAGGGTATAGGGTATTGGCATAAGCAGTTAGCTAATGAAGTAATGTCTACAGGAATGGTTACGACACCCACAGGAAGACAGTTTGCTTTTCCTGATGCTAAACGTAGAAGTAACGGTGGCATTACATACTTTACAGCAGTTAAGAATTATCCTGTACAATCTGTATCTACAGATATAGTTCAATTAACTTTACTATTAGTTGAAGAGAGGATGCAGAATAAACAACTTAAAAGTATGATTGTAAATAGTGTACATGATAGTGTAGTTATAGATACGCATCCAGAGGAGGAAATATATGTAAAAGAATGTGTAGAGCAAGTAGAAAAAGAACTTCGAGATATGTTAAACTTAAAATTTCAAATGAATTTTGACGTTCCATTGATAATGGATTGCAAGATAGGAAATAATTGGATGGAAGTTGTAGAATATGCTTGACAAAAAACAATAAAAGTGTATAATGGGCATCTTCTTAACAAGAAAGGAATATTAAATGGAAACACAAATATCTACAATTAGTACAGATAACTACGACATTATGGCAAATGCAATGGGAATGGGTAAGCAATCAACAAAAGATAGTTCTCTCAGTATCCCTAGAATGAAGATTAGCCATCAACCTATTATGGACATGGTTGAAACAAAAGGTAAGAAGAGACAAATGGAAGTAGTTCCGGGAGGAACATTTGCAATAACTGACAATGATGGGGATGTACATTATTCAGAGGGCATTACTTTCAGACCTTTCTTACAAAGGTTTCGTTATGTGCGTTGGGTTCCCTTCACTGTTCCAGATCAAAGTGGAAAGAAGGGTAAGTTTATTAGGTCAGTATTTGTTACACAAGACAACTTCAATAACGCTGATCACATGGATGATGATGGTGGATTTAATTGTGGAAGACCGTCAGGGTATATCAAAGATTGGCAAGCGTTGCCTGAAGCTACTCGTCGTTTAATATCTTCTGTAAAGCGAGTCCGTACTTTATTTGGTATAGCTTCATCAAAAGAAACCATGAACGCAAAGGGAGAGCCTTTAGATAAACCTATTGAAGCTCCTGTCATTTGGGAAATAAGTAACAAGGATGCGTTTAAGGTTATGGGAGAAGCTATTGGTAAATACTATTCAGCAAAGCGTCTTTTACCTGAACACTCAATTTCTATAACTACTGAAGGATCACCAATGCCTAATGGTAATATGGTATTTAGTCCTATTCCTGTAGTTGATTTATCTACCAAGATTGATATTAGTGATACAGACCAACAAGCTTTCGCTAATTTTGTAGCATGGGTTGATGGTCAAAACAATTATATTGAATCTAGGTATAAAGAAAAAAGTAGTGGTGAAACATTCTCTAGTGAAGACGATAGCATCATTGATGAGTTTGTTAATGTAGTAGAGGACGTTTAATATGGAACATCCTGTTGAACTACTCGTACATAACTATTTTACAAAAGTTCTTGAAGGAACTGCAAGCATGACTGCAACTACTAAAAATAAAGTAATGAGCCATGTAGAGCAAGCCTTGGATAAACAGTTTGACGATAAAAACAACAGGAAGTTTCGTTTAAGAGCAAGCAATATCGGAAGGGCTACCTGCCAACTTTGGTTTATGAAAAATAAACCTGAGAAAGCAGTCCCTTTCGGTACTAACTTTTTGTTGCGAATGTTAATAGGAGATATAACTGAGGCTGTATTTAAAGGAGTATTAACTGAAGCAGGAGTTAAGTATGGTGAACCAGAAAGAGTTCAAGTAGAAATAGCTGGAGAAACAATTAGCGGAGAGTATGATCTTATTGTCGATGGTAAAGTTGATGACATAAAATCTGCTAGTCCTTGGAGTTATAAAAGTAAATGGACAGGAGGAGAAAACATAGCAAAGCATGATAGCTTTGGTTACGTAGGCCAACTTGCTATATATGCTAAAGGTAAAGGAGTAGAAGCAGGTGGATGGTGGGTTATCAATCATTCATCAGGAGAGTTTAAGTACATAAAGTATGCTAATGATGTAGACACAGTTATAAAATCTTTAGAAAAAACTGTTAATACATTGAAAGAAAACAAATTTTCTCGATGCTATGAACCTATAAAAGAAACATACAGGGGAGTTCCTAGTGGAAGGTATGTGCTAGGTACAGAGTGTAAGTTTTGTGACTTTCGTTTTGAGTGTTGGGGAAATTCGTTATCAGAACAAGCATCTAAAGTTAGTAAGGCAAAAGAAAAACCTATTGTGCAATACATAGATAAAGGAGCCGTATTATGATTGAAGTAAAGATAACAGATAAAATGCGTAGTGTATCTCATCGTAAAGCAAAAGAGATGGGAGTGTTGTACAAATCTATTACGAGAGGTAAGGGAAATGTTTTTGGGTTTCTAGGAGAAGAGATTGTAAGAAAAGTTTTAGGAGGAAAAGAACATAACACACGAGACTATGATTTAGTTGTAAACAGTAAAACTATTGATGTTAAAACAAAGAAAACTTCTGTTACACCAAAGCCAAACTATGATTGTAGTGTAGCTGATATCACACGCAAACAAGACTGTGACTACTTTGCTTTTGTAAGAGTATTGAATGACCAATCTGTAGGATGGTTTCTTGGTTTAAAGGAACGAGATGATTATTTTAGTAATGCAGTTTACCTAGCAAAAGGTGAGCATGATCCAAGTAATAATTACTTTGTTAAAGCAGACTGTTATAATCTTCCTATATCTTCTCTTGATTTAAGTGTAAATGGAATTATAGAAAATGGTTCCAAAGTCAAAGTATAATAAAAAAGGATACATAAAATCTAGAAAGAATGGGTTTCGTTCTGGTTTAGAAGAAAAAGTAGCTAAACAAATACAAAAAGCTAATCATAAACTACGGTATGAAGTAGTAAAGATTAAATGGATTGATTTTGCTATACGTTCTTATACACCAGACTTTGTTCTTGATAATGGTATCATAATAGAAGTTAAAGGTTTTTGGAGTGTTGAGGATAGGAAGAAACATAAGGAGCTTAGAAAGCAACACGTAAATTTAGATATCCGTATGGTATTTGAAAACAGTAAACGTAAAATAAGAAAAGGGTCTAAGACTTCTTATGGAATGTGGTGTGATAAAAACGATATACTATACCATGATAGAATTGTACCTATTCCTTGGTTACAGGAACAATTAAAGTTTATGCCACCAAAAATAATAAATGTTAATCAACACTCTTTTAAGGGGTAGAATATGACTAATACATTTAATCAGATAAGAGCTAACGATCTTGTGATTGTGTTAAAGCCTGTTATGAAACAAGTAGGCACTGGAAAAGATGCTTCTGTAGTGTGGACAGGAGAGGTAACAGTAAAGTTACTTACAGACTTAACAAAAATTTCACTCAATGAGCATGACTTTGATAGTTTAAATAGGATATCAAATTTAATGGCATCTGCCATACCAGCAATGCACGAAAATAAAATAGTAAGACATATAATAGAATATTATTTAGAGCATAATTCTCTTGACTTAGAACACATGGATATAGTAGAATATGAAGAAGAACTAACTGAAAATAATGTAATCAAATTAAACTTTGATAGTGAAACAGAAGGAAATGCGTAATGCCAAATGATGACTTCATAAGAAAACATAAAAAGCAACAGGACATGGTAAACAATCCTCCCCATTATAATAGGCATGGTGTAGAATGTATACAGGCGATTAGGGCTACACTAACAGACGAAGAATTTCGTGGGTATTGTAAGGGCAATGTATTGAAGTACACTTGGAGAGAAAATTACAAAAACATGGATGAAGATTTACGAAAAGCACAATGGTATTTAAACAAACTATTAGTAGATATTGAAGGTTCTAATGAAAGCTAGAGCTAATATATTTTTAGAGATAGACCCTGAAGAATTTTATATGCCTGTTGATGGTGATCCTACAGAAGAACTTACAGATATGTTATATGAACTGTTAGAAAATCTAGATGGAACTAGCCTGTTAAACCTAAAAGTTAAATGCACTGGAGTACCAAAATATGAAACATATGAATGATTACCAAAGGTTTATTGCTCTTTCAAGGTATGCACGTTGGATTGAAGAAGAAAACAGACGAGAAACTTGGGAAGAAACAGTAACAAGATTAATAAACTATTTTTCCTATCATGTAGATACTAATTTAGGCGTTAAGCTTGATGAAGAAATATGGAAAAAATTAAAAAACAATATTGTATCTTTAAACATCATGCCAAGTATGAGATCTATGATGACTGCTGGACCTGCATTATCAAGAGAAAACATAGCTGGCTATAATTGTTCTTATATACCTATAGATAACCCAAAGGCATTTGATGAGGTGTTGTACATACTAATGAATGGTACAGGTGTAGGATTTTCTGTAGAGAGGCAGTACATTAATAGTTTACCTACAATTCCAGACAGGGAGTTTGAGCATACAGAAGATGTAATTTCTGTAGCTGACTCAAAGGAAGGATGGGCAAGGGCGTTTAGAGATTTAATTTCTTATCTATATACTTGTCGTGTTCCAAAGATAAATGTAAGTAAGGTTCGTGCTGCAGGAGCAAGGTTAAAAACTTTTGGTGGCAGAGCTTCAGGGCCACAACCTCTAGTGGATCTTTTTGATTTTACTATTACAAAATTTAAGGAAGCAAGCGGTAGAAAACTAAACTCCTTGGAGTGTCACGACATTGTGTGTAAGACAGGTGAAGTTGTAGTTGTAGGAGGAGTACGTAGGTCTGCTCTTATATCTTTATCTAATCTCTCTGACTATCGTATGCGAGAGGCTAAGACAGGACAATGGTGGGAAACAAATCCAGAAAGAGCGTTAGCCAATAACTCTGCTGTGTATACAGATATGCCAGATACAGGAACTTTTATGAATGAATGGTTGTCATTGTATCAAAGTAAGTCTGGTGAACGTGGTGTATTTAATAGGCAATCTGCACAGAAAAAGGCAGCGCAGAATAAGCGTAGAGAATCAGATATAGAGTTTGGTACTAACCCTTGTTCAGAGATCATACTCCGTCCTAATCAATTTTGTAACCTCACTGAAGTTGTATGTAGAAGTGGTGACACAAAAACTACACTTAAAAACAAAATAGAAATGGCTACTATTTTAGGAACCATACAAGCTACTTTTACAAACTTTGGGTATCTACGTAAACGTTGGCAGAACAACACAGAAGAAGAACGTCTGTTAGGTGTATCCTTGACAGGCATAATGGATTGTCCAGTTCTTAATGGAACTAGTAGTAATCTGCCTAGCACATTAGAATATTTACGTTCTGTAGCAGTTGAAACAAATAAACAATGGGCTTCTAAGTTAAAT